TGTTCCTGATAATCTCTACTTGCAGCTTCTTGGTTTAGAAGTTCGCCATTACAATATATTTCAAAGATATTTGGTTTGATACCACGAACAATACGATAGTTTTTATTGTTAGTATCTAAGGTGACTTCAACCACACAATCTTTACCATTGATTGAGTTTACAAGTTGTGGTTTATTAATTGACCGAAATGGTTTGCCAAATAAAGCAAAACACAATGCATCAAGCATCGTGCTTTTTCCAGAACCATTTTCACCAACAACAAGAGTGTTTGGTGTGCCGTCTAGTTTGATTTCTGTGAAGTGATTACCGGTACTTAACAGATTTTTCCACTTAACATTACGAAATATAATCATTCAGCAACTTCTGTATTCAATGCCTCAACATAGAGCTCTCGCATGAGAGTTTTTAATTTATCGGGTTCAACTTCTAATTCCAAATTATCAATATATTTGGAAAGAATTGTCATTGTATCTTCTGCCTGGTCAATAATATCTTGGTCATCGTCTATCATTGTATCAGTAAAATCTTCAACAATTGACAAATCAGCCACACCAGTTTTGTATAGGTTGTCTACGACATGGTCAAACAGATATGGATTTTGTTTGTTTAATACCACAACCTTTACATAGGTATCTTTTAATACATCAAAGTCATATGTTTTCCACCATTCAAAGTCATGTGCGGTATCATCATATGTTACCTTGTTAAACATTGTAAATGGGTTACGAATAAACTCCAAGTGCCGTGTGTCTGTGTCAAATATATGAAAACCTTTTGGGTCATTATAATCAGCCCAAGTCATTTCATATGGTGTGCCCACATATACAATGTTGTGGTCTGACGATTTGTGATGAAAATGGCCAGACAAAACGATATCATAACTCTTTAATAGGTCTTTGTCAATACCTACCTCTGAAACATTGCCACGATCCATTTCAAAACCACGAATCTCAAAATGCCCAAAGGCAATTTGTGATTTAGAATCTTTTATCTTTTGTAATATTTCTTCGGCATTGTCATCACACATCCAAGGTATAACATCAATTGGAACACCATTAAATTCTATGGTAACAAAATCATCATAGTGTTCCACATTGTTATATTCATTGAGAAGTAAGCCGGTTGAATTGACTTCTAATGTGTTCTTAAAAGCTACATCGTGGTTGCCAAGAAGAGTATGAACTTTGATGTTTAATTTTTTACATTTGTCAAAGAAGTATTTGCGGCATAGATAGAGTGAGTTGAAATTGATAAACTTCCGCCTATCAAACAAATCACCCATTTGAAAAACTACATTGATTTTATTTTCAACCAAATATGGAAAAAACACTTCATCATAGAAGCGTTCAAAATATTTGTGAAAATCTAAAGAATCACCACGAGCACCAAAATGTGTGTCACCAAGAATACATATTTTCATATAATTTGATTTTTGAAAGCTTCTATTTCATCTTTCAGTTTAAGTTTCTTTTTCTTTAACTCTGTTACTAATCTATCATCACCATGGCGATTATACTGCATTTGTATTTCTTTGTCAAGGCCATCATGTAATTCTTGTAAATGTTTAATATGATGTTCAATTTTTATTTTGTCCATCTACCACTCCAAAACTTTTATATTTGAAATATCGCACGGCTCTTCTTTACTACAATTTTTGTATGCCAAATACATCAAAGGTGCGCAAGCTGTCATTGTAACACAAATGATTATGATAAGCAAGCTTTTCAAGGCAAATCTTCTTCTAAAAACTTTTCTAATCCTTTTGTTTTGCCTTCTTTTTTCTTGCGTTTATTTTCTTCAAAATTGTAAATAAACTCGGAAATGTTTTCATACAATTCAAATGGCCTCATATTACCATCCGAATCTTCATACATTTCAAACTCGTCTAATATGCCAAACTGTTCTGTTGCCTTATACTTAACATATAATTGTTTCTTCTCTTTCATAATGCGGCGAAGAAAGGCATAGTAAATAATCTGTGTAAAGTAGGCAAATGGATTCTTGGACTTATCGGGGTCAAAGTTACGAAAATACATAAGGCAGTTTTCAATGCCATCTGCAATCATTTCATCACGGAAAGAATATGATATGAAATTTGGCTTGCGTGATAGATGGTCTGCAATCTTTAGAAAACACTCTCCAATGTAATTTGGTATTTGTGGATCTGGTTTGTTTTTCTTTTTGGCCTCATCACAAGCCTTTTTGTATTCAATTAACGCAGCCAGAAAATCGGCGTTATTCACATAATGTTTAGTTGCTTTTGTCATCTTTGCCTCTTTTTACGCTTGACACATGAGATAATGGCGGTGTTCCGGTTGCAAGTAATTCTTTACTAACTATATCCAGGAGCTTTAAAACTCTTTTTCTATAATCAAATCCTAACATAGAAGCTTTTTCTCCTGTACCATAAGGAGGTGTTCTTTGTTGTGAGTAGTATTGATCCGCCGTAATGTCAATTATTTCCTTTTCTTTTGTTACTGCCCACCAGTGCCAAATACCTTCATCATCTAATGCTCTATACAATTTAATGTTTTGACTGCCAAACAATTTCTGTAAACAAGCAGAAGCGGTATGACAATGACCAAACATAGGGTTCATAGAGTTTCTTTCCACCCATTTCTTAGGTAAAAGGTCTGGTGTTAAGTGTTTGGTAATTATAACACAAGCCTTATTTAAAAGCAAGCGGTTATATTCAAACATTTCCATATTTGGTATTTTTAATCATTGTAAAACCTTTTAAGAGCTCTTGAATACCCATATCAAGGTTATAAAATGGTGTAAATCCTTCTTTCTCAATCTTTTCGTTGGAAACCATGTAGTTGCGTTGGTCTTTATCTTTACCAATTTCTGCATCAATAATTTCAAACCGTGGTACATATTTTTTAATGTTTTCACAGAGTTCACGCTTTGATACATTGGCAGTTGAAAGGCCTACATTGTATACTTGGCCTCTCATAGTTTCTTTTTGTATTGCCATTTTAAATGCTTGAACAACATCACGAACATGGATATAATTGCGTTTAAAATGTGATTCAAATAACACAACAAATCCATCATAAATAGAACGATAAGTCATATCATTTACTAACAAATCTATTCTCATTCTTGGCGACATACCAAATACGGTTGCGAGCCTTAAACTTGTGGCATTTGGATGATCCATTAAAACTTTTTCTACTTCTACCTTATCTATTGCATAACGGGAGATAGGATTCAAAGGTGAATCTTCATTACAAAAATCTCCTGTTCCATATGCACTATTTGTTGTAGGCATAATTACAACTTGGTCTTTATTTAAGTATTTCATCATCATAAACACGGCATCTTTGTTTGTTGTTGTGGCACCAATTGGATCTTTATCACAAAAAGGTGCGCCAACATAAGCTGCAAGAGGTATGATAATATCGGCCTCTTTCAACAACGGTGCCATGTCTGCTAATATACGAACATCACCACGATACACTCTGAAGTTTGATAGGTGACAAACATGATTTAATGATGATTGGCCAAAAAGAAAATTATCTAATACCGTAACATTATGACCATCTTTTAATAACTCTGGCACAAGAACAGAACCAATGTAACCTGCACCGCCTGTAACTAATATGTTTGCCATTTAAACCTCATTTAGTATCTTTGTAATTTCATCTATTTCATTTATCTCCATAGATGGAAAATTACCAATGTAAAAACCATAGAAATGAATATGTTCAGTTATTGGAAAGTTTAAGTGATAATTTTCAGGCACAATATTTTTTAAATATGGTTGTCGTAATTGATTACCACCACCTGCACTACCACGGCGAAACTCAATGCCTTCATCTTTCATTCGTTTCATTAATCTTTCTACAAACTCAGGATCTTTTTCATTTACAATTAAATTGAAAGCATAATTACTTGCACCAAGCAATTTAAAACCAATGTAATATTTTTTCTGATTTAATTTTGATAAGAACCTCTCATGGTTTAGATTTCTTATTTTAACATTTCCTGTTAAACTTGGCAACTGTGAAAGACCAAGTATACCGCCTAGTTCGGTGTTTCTCATATTGTAGGCTGCATGAGCAAAAATAAAATCTGGATTCAATTCTGGATTCTGAAGCTTATAAGCTAACTTCAATTTATCATTACCACATTCACGAACCATGCCGTGTGAACGAAGCATACGAATTGTGTGGTAAACTTCTTCATCATTTGTGCAAACCATACCGCCTTCAATTGTTGTCATATGGTGTGCATAATAGAAAGAGAAATTGGACATCCATCCAATACTGCCGCAAAGCTTCTGTCCGTGCATTGCTCCATGCGACTCGCAAACATCTTCAATCAATGGAATGTTACTTCTAGCCAAAGTTGATATCAAATCATCACTTAATGCATTAAAGCCTTGAATATGTGATAAAAACACAGCACGGGTATTTGGAGTAATGGCACGAATAATTGCATCACTATTCATACCTAAAGTATCCATGTCCACATCCACAAATACAGGTGTAAAACCGCATTGTATTACTGAGGCAACATCTGATATCCAGGTAAGAGGCGGCACGATTACTTCACCACCTTCAGGATATTTAATCTTCAGCATTGTCATTGATAACAAATTGGCCGAAGCACCTGAATTAACAAACACCGAATATTTAACTCCAAGCCACTTTGACCAGGCTTCTTCAAACTGCTTACACTTAGGTCCGTTTGTGAGAATTGGGTCATCTTGTTTTAAATGTTGAATCATGGCATCTAAATCACGCCGTGATATATTATTACGCATTAAGGGATATTTCATATTACCTCACGAATTGTTTAATATAACTTGTGAACCATCGTTGTCAAATCTAAATGGCACCCAAACTTTAATTTGTTCCATTCTTCGCTTAAATTCTTTTTGGTGATTTGGCGGCACGAGAAACATAAAGAAACCACCACCACCTGCGCCCATTAATTTACCACCATAAGCACCATGTTCTATGGCAGAATAATAAATGTCATCAATCCAAGGTTGAGTGACGCCATCTGCCAAATTTCTTTTTATATTCCATGCTTTATCTAGCAGGTCTCCAATTATAAACATTTCTTTTTCTTTGGCAAGCATATCAATAGCTTCATTTGCTAAATTTGCCGTTTGTAACAGCTGTTCGTTTGTTTTACCTTCTTTAATGTTATCTACTTTTTTCTTTGCCTGTGTTTCAGCATGGCGAGATACACCTGAAAAACCAAGCATAATATGTGATTCTAAATGATTCTTGTAATCTTCTGTTATAGAAAATTTTTCAGAACTCCAACCTTGGTCTGACATAGTTATGATTTGAATACCACCATGCGCAGCCATAATTTGGTCTTGTATGCCAACATTTTCACCAATTATATTTTGTTCTACATGAATTGCTTCTTGTGCTAATTCTTTTTGATTAATAGTTTTTTTGTTTAATTGATACAAAGCATTTAACAAACCAACTGTAAACGAAGAAGATGATCCAATACCAGACCTTGCAGGTAAATCACCATCATGTGTAATAGAAATACCTTCAGGTATGTTTAGATATTGCAAACAGGCCCGAACAGAAGGATGGTCAATCGCAGAAATGTCATTTACATCTTCTGTCTTTGAATATACAATACGATTGCGGTATTCAAAAAATGGCGGCAGTTTTTTTACAGTAAGATAACAATAATGACCCATGGCCGCAGACAAGCATTTACTTGGATGTTTTTCATACCAAGCAGGATAATCGGTACCGCCACCAAACAAAGATAATCTAAATGGTGTTTTTGTTATAATCATTTTTCGTTATAGTAATCACCCCACTCTACAAGAATTGTTGAACGATTATCATCACGCAACAAAGCTTTCTCATATGCAGGAAATATATCTTCTGGTTCATCTAAGCGAATTACTTCAATTGTTTTGCACATCAAACGAAATGCATCAGTAAAATCACCTATGTGTTGGCATTGTGGATTTAATGGTCTTTCAGAGCCAATACTTGTTCGTATAATTACTTTTGATTTATACTTTGACATAATTGGCAACTTATCAACATGGTTGACCAATTGACTAACCGCACACAACAAAAAATTCCATCGTGGATAAATTGAAATAGGCACACGACCATGAAGAGACATACCTAGTGCCATACCCATTTGCATTTCTTCTGCAACAGGCAATTCAATTAATTTATCTTTTGAAATGTCTTTGAGTGTGTTAGACATTCCTGTTCCTGGTACAGCAACAGCTTGACCTAAAAATAATGTTCTTTCGTCTTGAGCCAAATAATCCATTGACCGTTTAAGTTCATCAAAGTATTTCAAAATTGCACCCTCGTTCCAGCTCCAGCGTGTGGATATTTGGTTTCATATTTGTAATGAAAAATTACATTATTACGGAAATTTTCATAGGTTAATTGTTCATCATTCCATACTTCTCTTGTATCTGTGCAAACTGATTTACCATTATCTTCAATAATAAATTGTATAGGTAATTCATGTTGAATGGCATATTTCATTGATTCGTAAGCAATGCCTGTTTCTGAAGTCATATCACCCATAAAACAAAAAACTTTTGCATCACCGTCACTTCTTTTTATTGACATGGCCGTGCCGACTGCAATTGGTAAAATGCCGCCAACAATTGCTGATGAATATATTCTATGGCTTGGAAAGCATAGAGAGATAGAACGACCTTCTAAAATTTCTTTTTCAATTTCATCAGGTGGCACACCTTTAAGTAAACATTGATAATGTGAACGCCAAGAACAAAACACCCAATCTTGTTGGCGAATGTTTTGAAAAATTGCAATCATCTCATCTTCGTTACCATAATAAAGATGAACTGGTGCCCGTATTTTACCCGCATTAAACTGGTCTGCGACACGAGTTTCAAAATCAATAAGGTCTTGTTTAGTCACCTAATATTTTCCTTTTTAAACGAATCTTTGACATTTCTTCTACATTTAGCCGTGATTGTATGCCAAATTTATTTTCTACCAATTGTAAAAATGGTTTATGAGAGAAATAGGTATGCCATGCATCATCACGAAACTTTAATACTTCAGCACCAGACAATGTTTTGGTTCTCAATGGTTTACAGTCATATGATAAAAAAGCAAACTCTTCAAATGTTTGTGGCAATTCCCAATTATTATTTTTGGCTTCCATATACAATGGGCTACCTGGTAATGCCATCGCTGCATAAAAGTTTGCGTGTTCACAATTAAGTTCTAATGCTAAATCTAATGTCTCTTGCATGGTTTCTTTTGTATCTTCTGGAAATCCAAACATATAATTACCAAGAACATTGATATCTGCATCTTTGATTTGTTTTACCACCTCACGAATATTTACTTGTTTGAATCGGCCTTTATCAATCTCTAATCGCACTTGTTGATTACCAGATTCAATACCTAATGCCAACCAATTTACACCAGCATCTTTAAATAGTTTTAATTGATCCTCACGCACAGAATCCACACGAGCATATGCCCAAAAATTGAACTTCATTCCTCTGTCAACTAACCCTTGTAGAATAGGCACATAATATTTTTTATTCAGAAAAAACATTTCATCAGTAAGGCGAACGGTTCTAACACCATTTTCATACAGATATTCCAATTCTTTCAACATTAATTCTGGTGACCAAAATCTCATACCACGGCTATCAGCAGAAACTATATCATTATCATATTCTGTTCTGTTTACAATGTTAATCATACAGAAGTTACAACCAAATTGGCAACCTAATGATGTATAAATTGCCGCAAATGGTGTGCGACCTTCTTCTAAAAAGTTAGTGTGCCAATAGTGAGCTCTATATTTGTCTAGCAAGTATTTGTCTTTTGGCAATAAGTCCCATGCATAACCAGGCATTACAACATCCATATCGTCTGTCTTAACAATACAACCACCAATTGTAGGCCTTGGAAGCCCATGTTTTTTATACCACATACCACGAACATTATCTAAATGATTTTCTAAATCTGTCTCTAACAAATCTAGCAGACCATATACACCTTCGTTAATGAAAGCAAAATCAACATAAGAGTATTGAATGACTTCATGCGGCAATGCTGAAGTGTGAGAACCAATAAATGCGGTCTTTAGATTTGGATGTGATAGTTTGAGTTGAGTTGCGAGAGATTTGGCACCAATCATCATCGTGGTGCCTGAATTTGGATTTTGCCCATAAAGAACAAAGACCACAAGTTTAGGTTTTGTTGCCGCTATTTCTTCCGCAGCATCTTCATCATTTACATGGCAAGCATCAAAATCTAAAATGCAGGGATTATGACCTTTTACACGGACAGCCTGCGCTAACAAAGCTGCCCATGTAGGCATTTCAATTGCTGAATATGTTTTTGCTAAATCTTGATAGGCTTTTGCGGCACTACTTGGCACCACGAAACACACATTTGCCATAACAACCTCATTATAATAAAATATTTAGTGTAACTTCTTCATCGTCATCATCTTCTTCTGACATTACATCTATTTCTTCCATTCTTTGTTGTGCTTCCATAACTACTTCACCATAATGTTTAATGGCAGAATCTTTTGGGTCAATTATGGTAAGAATATCTGATGTATAAAGAATAGCGTGATTGTCTTTAATGATTTCAATTGGCAACCAAGGCATCATCATCATTACAGTTTGACCTGTTGGTATTCTTTTAAATATGACCTGCATTGGGTTATGTAATATGGCAGTTTCTTCATCTTCTGATTGAATATAATCTGCTATGATATCCTCGCCACCATGCAAACGAATAATTTTAATATTATTATTAGGTGTTGTTTGCATTTTTAAGCTCTATGTTGTAAAATTTATAGTTGAACTTTTCTTCATCGTATATCTTAACTCTTTCAATAAAATGCTTGAGTGTATAATTAACAAATTTACCAACACGAAAATCATCTGCAATATCAAAAAGTGTTGCTTGTGTTTTGTTATCACCAATTCTTAAACCACGACCTATTGACTGAAGATTACGGATGCGGGATTTGGATGGACTGGCAAATATAATATTGTGAAGGTTACGGATATTGACACCAGTGCTAAAAGTGCCATAAGAAGCAACAATGATAGCATCATTTTCCTTTTCAGTAATTGAACGAACTGATTCCCGCACCTCAACATCTGTACCACCAAATACGAAAAATACATGACGCTTACCAGCATCAGCTTTGATAATGTTGTGTAAATCTTTTCCATGTTTCTCCACAAATTGAAATAATATAAGTGTATTGCCTTCTAATGACAACACCAAGTTTTTAATAAATTCGTTTCGTGCTTTATTTTGCACGATAAAGTCCATTTCTGTATTGTAATCCCAATCACGAGCCATTTTACAAAGTGGGTCAGGATACTTCAACACAAGGCATTTAATATTGAAATCTGCTAATTGACCTTTCTCAATTAATTCTGAGGTGGTCGTTGCCTTATAAACTGGTCCAAACAAACCTTCTAATACAAGGCGATGTGTTTGTGTACCGTCTAATGTTCCTGTGGTACCTATTCTATATTTAGCGTTTGTGCAACCAGATAGAATCGTTGTAAGTGATTTGGCTTTAAACTGGTGTGCTTCATCACCTAATACATAATCAAATTGTTCAAAATAATCTTTTTCATTTTTATAAATTGATTGCCATGTGGTTATGGTAAGAAATTTGTTTGTGTGTTTCTCTTTACCAGAGTATTGGCGGTGACAGTATTTGTCTGAATCATAACCATATGAAGCAAAGTCACTATACATTTGTTTTGAAATCAGCTTCTTGTAGCCAACGAACAATCAAATAAATGATAAGTGATTTACCTGATGCAGTTGGTGATAGTATGAGTTGGCGTTTATTGCGAACAGCCTGAAGAAAACTTTTCCATTGATACTCACGCAATTCATGTGGCAAATTTAAGGTCTTTACAAACTCTAATGCCTCAACACCTGAGAATTCTTGTGTAAGCTTGATAGCATCAGCAATCTCTAAGCTATAATTTCTTTCGGCACAAAATTTTTCTATGTAAGGAATAAGACCATGATATATGGTAAATGTTCGTAAATCTGCGAGCCTTATGCGACCATCCCATATACGGCTCTTGTATGCAGGAGTAAATTGATAACCTGGAACAAAAAATGTAAAGTAGTCCGACAGTTCTTGTGCTATACTTCTTTCACATTCAAACTGTATAAACGCTTCATTCTTTTTATGTAATACTAAATCAAACACCTTGTATAAATTTTCCCAATCAATCCATGACCTTAACTGATATGTCCTACTATTTAGCTCTTTCATAATTGCTAAGCAAACTTCCACTATTTCTTCATGTATGGCTTTTTTAGCCATATACTTGTTTAAATCTTCATCACTTTCCAAATATGTAGATAGGTCAGATTTAATTACAAACGGAAATGGTTCCCATCCGTATTTCTGTAATTCATCATCATCTAACTTACCTGTGTAATACTCCCACTTAATCTTTTTCCATTTATTATAGTTGAATTCTGCTTGCTTGGCAAGCATACGATGTTGGGATAAAACATTTAGGTATTTGCTGTGAAGTTTTGGTATATCTAACAATGCCTTACCTGGTTCGGTACGGTCAATGTCGGAATCTTTACGCCATTCTTCTAACACTTCATCCAGATTTTTCATGCCAATAAACCTCCTGTTATAGGAGTATATCAAAGAAAGGTTAAAATGTCAAGCTGTTTTAGAATAATTTTTCAACATCATAATAACTATACCTAAATGTGGCATCGGCAGTTATTATCGTATCAGGCCCATCTTGGCTATTCATAATGAAGGTTGAAAGTGTGGTTGGAAATACTTCGTGGAATTTAAAGCGGTAATATTCTTTATTTGATGATGAAAATAAAGATAAAGAGGCATCACTAAATTGTGGAAACTTTTTGTTGATATCATTTTTTGCTGACTGATATTTGTTTAATGAAGGCAATTTTTGATATTCTGTAAACGAAACAGGAAAGGTCATTGCACGAATCCAATCGTGTATCTCTAACCAACCTTTTAGTTCTTCATCAACAATAAAGGTAACATTTAATAAGTCATAAATTGCTTTTTCGCCTGGAGAATACAAATCAACAAATGGGTTTGTAATGACTGCTTCAGACAAAGAAATGCCAGGCACCGTAACATTTTGGCAAAAGTATTGCATATTTGGAACACGGCCAAATGTCAATAGAAATTTATTTGGTTGTAATGGATTAGGATTACTTGGATTGCGTGTAAGTGCCGTCATGTAGTTTTCTTAATGTGCAGACCAATATCAATGATTTGTTCTCTTTCAATCATATTGATAATCTTATTTGTCAAAGTTATTTCTTGTTGAATAAAAACCATCTTTAACTGGAGTTCTTTTAACTGCTGATTGTAGAATTCCAATTCTTTTAATTTTCTTGCCCGTATATCTAGCAAGTCAGACATTACTATAATATCAGTCATAGGCTTATTTATGAATAAAAAAAGACCTGCTTTTTAGGGCAGGTCTTTTAAGGAGGTCTCTTTTTATAATTATTCTTATAAGACCTTTAACAATTACATCAGGTTCTTGATTGCAAAACCACGATAGTAGTTGTTGGATTGTGCTGTCAAAGCGCCAAGACCTTGGTCGGTACCCTGAGCAAACGGGTTAGCAACGAGGCCGTAACGAGTTTTGAAGCCAATCTTTGGCTGGAAGGTGCCAGTATCAACAGCACGAACCATTTGCAGCGGAACATATGGGCAGTAGAAGATACCTGCGTCATAGGCGTTGGAACCTTTGTAACCAACAACTGCGAATTCGTTTGTAGAACCAGCCGGGAAATACGGGTCAATGTAAACCTTGATACGGCCGAACAGAGTACCAGCAAATGTGTTGCCAGTATCGTCAACTGTCAGGTTAACTTGGCCTTGCAGAGCCGATTGATAGTCCAGAATGCCTGCCATTGCGAGAGCAGAAGCAACATCAGACGAACAAATCATAATGTTACCTTTGCCTCTACGAGTCGTTTTGGCGATGGTGTTAGCTTCACGCTCAATCTGGAAAGCCAGACCTTTAACTTTTTCAACCATCCAGCGACCGTTAGAATCGGTGTCAAGGTCAAATGTACCACGAGTTGTCGTGCCGACTTGTGCGCCAAGTTTAGCAACACCGTAGATGGTACGAAATCCAGACCATGAACTGCTTTCAGGTCTTGTGCCAGTTCCATAGAATACTCAGCCTTCAGAGCACGGGTCTTAGCCGTAACGGTAACTTTCTCAATAGAGAATGCCATTTCTTGGAATGTGTTACCTGCAGCGCCGTCACCAAGAGCTTCAGCCGAACCTGTGGTCATTGCAGCACCTGGTGCAGCGTTAGAAACAAAGGTTTCAGTTGTGTTAGCAGCAATTGCCAGAGCGGTCAATTGATTTTGAATTGCAGCTGCGAGAGCAGTGTTAGCACCACCAAATTGAGTGTTAGCCTCATTGTAGAATGCCTCTGTACCGCCTTGTGAGCTGTAACGGGAACGCATTGCGAAAATAAGACCTGTTGGGCCAGTCATTGGCTGAACACCGCAAACATCATAAGCAATGAGGTTTGGCAGCGAACGGCGAACCAGCGAAATCAGGATCGGGTCAAAACCGGCAACAGGACCAGCAGCAGCTGCGCCGCCACCAAAACCACCTGTACCAGCAAAGTTTGTTGGCGAACCGGTCTCACTCAGGATCTCGGTAGCCTTGGTCATCTCTTGAGCTTGATTCTCAAGGATAACAGCCGTAACGGCTTTACGATATGGGTCAGAAATCTTTGGCAGATCCGGATGATCCAGAACGCCTTCCCATTTCTTTTGTAGTTGTTCGGACAAATACATTTAAGTTTCTCCTATAATTATTACTTAAACTTTGGTTTTAGAAATTGCTTTAGAAACGGCAGCTACAAATGGGTCAACAACCTTTTGTTCGCCAGTTTCTTCTACCTGTTCGTGCAGTTGTGTCTCATCGGCCTTTTTAACGCCAGATGGGAAGTAGTTCTCACGAATTGTCTCAAGCTTCTCTTTGTATTCTTCCTCTGTGGAAAACTCAACACTCTCTGCGAGTGATTTTACTTTTTCAGCTTGGGTGGTTGTGAGGCCTTCAGTAACTTCACGGGTAATTTCACTCTTGCGGGACTCTACGAGAGCTTTGGCAAAACCAATGCCACGCTCAATCTCTTCGTTGAGTTTGCTCTCAAGTTCTTCAACTTTACCAGCAAGCTCGTCAACGAGGTCAACCTTCTCAGCAGGAACATCAATATAATGCTCAGCAAAGAGGTTACGCAGACCAGCAATGAATTCTTCGGTAATCTCAGCACGCAGGCCGGATTCAATAGCAATTTCGTTATCTGCCAACCACTGCTCAACAACATAGTTGAGGTAGTCATCTACTTTATTGGTCAGGTCAGATTTAATTTGGTCAACTGCTTCAGAGAGCATATCAGCATATTTTGCCTCAATCTCTTCTTCAATTTGAGTAACACGGTCCATGACACGAGCTTCAAAAATTGTAGCAGCTTTAGATTTGAATTCTTCAGAAATGGTAGAATCGTCAGCAAAAAGAGAATTGATATCCTCTTTCATCTTCTTCTTCATTTCTTCTTTCTTATCTTCTTTGTCATCTTCTTTTTCGTCTTCCATTTCATGGGACTTTTCAGCAATGACTTCTTCTTCCTTCTGCTCTTCTTCCTTCATTTCTTTTTTACCGCCGCCAAGCATTTCTTGCTTGTCAGGAGAAGCAGCCGATGGCTTTGTTGTTGGTGCCGCAGCACTCTTTGACGATGGAGTAATCTTTGCAGAATTATCATCGTTTTTATAATTTTGTGGGGTTGGGCCACCAGCATCGTGAATCTCTGCTGGTAGTTTCTCAGCCGGCATAGCAGGAGCTGATTTCTTGCTTCCTGCAAGAATCTCTGCTGCGGCTTCCATGAGTTTTGATGTTGCCATTAGGAATCTCCTTATGATTTCTTATTTATAAAATTAAAGTTTTCTGAGGTAGTTTTCAAATAATTTTAGAGCGGTTTCCTCTAGTTGTGCCTTGGAAACCCTCTGAATTGTTTTCTTTGTGCGGTCAAAATCAGCTTCTACAAACTTGCCGTCAATCATCATCCATTCTTTGTTTTCCATGATACCTTGAACAAATGCACCTGGCGCTGATGGGTCAGCAACAATGTCAGCTGCGGTGGCCAGTTTTAGGTCATCCTGCACCAAATTGTAACCCTCTCTGGTCTGTTGTAGAGAACCAAGAGCACGGGAAGATACACCAACTTGAATGTCATTATTGATAAAGTTCTCAACAATCTGACCATATGGTGTACCAAGAATTAATGCTTTACCATAAAAGGTATTACCATCTTCTTTGAGAGATACAATCTTGTGTGATACACGCTCAAGATTAATTGATGGGGTGTCTGGATGACCTAGTTCACCAAGAGCACGATTGGTATTAATAAACTCTTCTGTATAACGGTTTACTTCATTACGAAGTGTATCCATTTTATACATACGATTGTTTTTATTGACTGTATCGCCAACAAGAAAAGTTCCTTCAATATAAAGTTTTTTCTTACCGTCTTCCGTTTTTTCGGTAAGATACTTTACATTGTCTATCATTTCGGTAATGAGTTTCATATTACATTCCTGTGAGTGCTGGGTTGTAAGAGGCTGTTTTTGTAACTTGCATAATTAAACTGCCTGCTGTTCCCGTATGTTCAACCCAAATATTTGATGTTGCACTATTCGCAAAAGTAATATCATGTTCATATAATACCAAATTAAATGGTGTTGATATTTCTAAAATGAGTGTACCTGCTGAGTTATTTCCTCTGTAAATTCTATAAATGCCATTTGTTGATGCTGACACTTGTGCAATTGCAGCAGCAGATACCGTTTCATCCGATTGCGCTGAAAGTGTTGAAAGGTTGATGTGTGTGTTTGCAACACCACCAACAATTCTTATAACTGATTTGGCCCTAACGGCGTTTATAATTTCAAATGGCATTTTACCTTAGTCCTATTGATGCTCGCCTACGCATTGACATTTTTCTTTTCAGCAATGACCGGCGAAGTTTAGCTCTTCGTGTTGTTTTCCATGAACGCTTTAATAAGCGAGCCTTTCTTAATCTTGCAGCTGCTGGTATTCGGCGAACCGTATTACCAACAATTCTATAACCTTTAATTCCTGACCGTCTTTTATTCTTTTGAATTACAATACGGCCTTTTGCATTACGCCGAATACGCCGGCGTATTTTTTGTATTCTACCTTGACGAATGATATTTGGATTTCTCCTAATTGCTTCATCAAGTTCTTCAAAACTATTTGCCTGCACATAACGCTTTGCTTCTTGCAGGCGCTTAGCGGTAATTTCATTTAGACGCTGAGTTAATGCCTCTCTTGCTTCGTCTAATTTACCAGATACAATTAAATCTATAAAGTTCATTTTGCTCTACTGAAAGCAAAGTCAGCCGCTTTGGCCAAGTGTGCAGGTGATTTGTGTACCATGTCTGCAAACTTCTTTTTATTTTCATCATTCAAAGCATTATGAACTTGCGTAACAGCAGATGCTGTATAATGGTCAACCTTTTGTGATTTACCATTGCCAAATTTTACTGACTGTGCTTGTTTACCAGCAACAATCTTATGTAATTGGTCCATGACAGCTTCATCAATCTGCGTTTCTTCTGCCTGAACAACTGCACCTAATGGACCACCATATGGCACAGAAAAATACTTATCTAGCGTTTTGCTATAATACAACGCAACTTTTGTTTTATCTGGATACATCCTTATAGCTCTGCGTTTCAGAACCAAAACAAAAGGTGGGTCATTGTCAAAATCTATTGGTGCTTCAACTAATTCAAAATCTTCTTTTACTTCACCAACATCACCTATTTTAAGGCGATGTGCTCTTACTTTACGACCAGAAGGTCCAACCTTAAAATCAGAAGTGTCTAAAATACCTTCTTCTAATTCTTCTTTTACTGCCTGCCTAGCACGCATAAAAATTTGTTTATTGTTGGCAACTAAATCTACCATACGATTAAACAAATTACGCAGAATTTCTCTGTCAGCATTATTGAATTGTGGGCGTTCTTCACCCATCTTATCCAAAATGCGATGTATTCTTGCTAGTTGTGCCTTATTAGCAAGACCAGCACGCACCAACATATCAAACTGTTTATAGTCCGATTTTTCTTCTTCTACAAGATTATTCCTAAACTCTTGTAATTGTTTCATTCTTCCGTTGCAGCTTCTTCTGTTTCTTGCACTTCAGGCTCTTCTTGTTTGCCTGTATAAAGTGACTGTGCCATTTCAACTTTTTTTGCATCAAGTGCTTCAAAAGCTTTAGCAGATAAAAGGTCATTCAGAAGGTCTTTAGCACCAACTGCGTCACCTGCTGCAACTTGATTAATAAAAGTTTGCGTATCCATAGTAATCTCCGTTTATCGCCTATTTAGTAATGCTGAATATTTTTCTACTTCTGCATCCAGCATTGGTGTCATTGATTCGTTTGCGGCACCAGTATTATCTTCTGGAGGATACTGGTCTGCCATAGCTTGCTGATTTGCTTGGTCTTGTGGTGGCATTGTTGGGCCACCAGTACCATTATCAGATTCTTGTTTAATTTGTTTATCAATTGCCAATATATCTTCATCGGTTTGTTGAAGAATGTGTTTGCGAACCCACTCAGCAGAATAGTAACGACCAACATATGGGTCAACAAAAGCCAATGTTTGAACACGGCTCTGTAAAAGTTCTGCATCACGCAATTCTGTGAAGTTGTTGTCTTTTACATAGTCGTAATAGATTTGTTCTTTAAATACTTGCCATTCATCTCTGGTACAAATACCTTTGAGCACCAATTGTTTTTCTAAAGCATGGTCAAAAATCTGTGAGAATTTGTTGCGTAGGCGAATAATAAACTTTAAAAACTTAACTTCATCACGGGTCACTTCAGTTGTGCGACCAAGACCAATCATACCACCTTGTTGTGGTTCTAAACGAGAAATTGGAACATTGAGTGACTGAAGAAGTTTGTTTCTGAAATACTTTACATCTTCTAACTCGCCAAGATTTTGACCAGCTGGCAATGTAGTAATTTCGGTGCCTTTACCACCTTCACGGCGTGGTAACCAAAAATCTTCAAGCATTGATAAGTGTTTACGGTCATCACGCAGTTCACCGGTGTTTGCATCGTAAACCATTTTGTTACGATACTTGACCATGATTGATTGAATGTATTGTTCGGCTTTACCTCTTGGCAAATTACCTACATCAATGTAAAATATACGGCGTTCTGGTGCTCGTGATAGGCGATAGATGACAACCGCATCTTCAATCATTCTTAACTGATTAAGTGGTTTTATCGCCTTATGCAGATAAGAAATGACAAATGTATTTTTGGCATCCATTAAACCAGAGTTCACATTAATAATTGAATCAGGTGCAATACGAAGGCCGGAGTTTACTGATGCACCAAATGTTTGTGTTGCAATACCACGGTCAGTATAGACATAGTATTCAGCAATTGATTTGATAATATCAGCGCCAGTTTTTGGGTCACGCTCTTTTTTAACTTCTCTTACCTTACGAATCTTGCGTGGGTCAATGTAGCGTAGTTCTTGTATACCTGATTTTGGGTCTTTATCATTTACCACAACATGGTAATAAATGCGACCATCAATATACCAACGCTTAAACAGGTCATCTGAAAGATTACCAAAGTTTAACATACGAAGAATATTTTCAAACTCTTCTAGTATTTTTTTCTTTACGGCTTCTGGTTGTTTAAGTTTATCTAATACGAGATTAACTGTGCGACCAGAATCATCGTGTGAAATAGCTTCGTTTACAATGTCATCAATTGCCATTTCCAATTCTGGATGATTTGACATTTCACGATAGCGGGTAACTAATTCTAATTCGTTGCGAACAGCACCTTCTAGGTCAACATATGTGCCGTAGTAAGCGTTTTGTGTGATTGTGACTGCACCATCATCAAGTGCAGGAGTTGGAAGTGCAAAAGATGGTTGCTCAGGTTTCTGTGCCTGAACAACATCTTTTGAACCTAGGGTGAATCCAAACAATTTTATTGCGATTTTAGGTACCTCCATTCTTTATCATTTTGTAATCTATCCCAAACCATCTTATATGTATAGCCGTTAATTTGGCGGGATGCTTCACTAATACTCCCAAAAATACCATAGGGAGTCACAATACCTTTAGAATTATTATTGTTACTGCCAGTTTGATTTATATGTGGTCTTTTACCACGCATATTTTCTTTATGTTTTTCTGATTTTAAAACACCAGTTAATTTTTCTTTAGCTGCTTTTGCTGCCAAAGGTTGAATACTTTTTATGTGTTTAATTAAATGTTTAAGATGTTTTTCTCTAATCTCTGGTTTATGTAATGCTTGTTTTGTTTTTTTACCATGTTCTTTAGTATCAGTAACCGTATTACCGCCTTCTCCTTGTTCATCACATAAATTAGCCCACTCTTTAGATTTAGTTACATTAAATTCTAAAGAATATTTTTTAGCAACTTTACGGAATTCATCTTTATCTTCTGTAACAAAAAGGCAAGTTGTTTTTACATTATTACCATATTTTTTTATATGTTTTTTCCAATAAACACCAGAACCTTTGTATTTTTCACAGGCTGAAAAAGAAGATGCAACACGCTTGCACAGGTACTTCATACCTGTGTCAAGGTGTTCTTTAACAAGAAGATATATCGCCATGTCAAAACATCCTAAAAATAAAGAAAAAGGCCGAAGCCTTTCTTCTTACACTACACCGTCTGCTACTGCTTCCCACCACTGGTAGGTGAGAGTAACTGAAAACTCCTCAATTGTATCGTTTGAACCCCAATCAACATCAATTGGAGTTACATCACTTGGGAAGAGTCCAACAAACTTGTATTTCTTCAGAGTGTTGCCTTGTTTGCCAAACTGCGTAACATCACCATCAACGGTATAGCCAAGTGGTGAAAGTGCAGCTGGGTTACGGACATTCAGATTATGTGAGTTGATACCATTCATCCAACGCTCAAAGGCGTTACGAATAATGAAATCTTCATCATTGATAACTGTGATTGTCCAGTCAGCAAATGTTCTGTTACCTACAAATTTGAGCTCACGACCAAAGTATTGAACAGGCACAACACCTAGCGTTGCGCCAGGTAGTTGTGCTGTCTTGCACATGAATGTTAGTTTTGTTTGTGCATTTCCTGGTGCAGAGAACGCAGGAAATGGCATAGAAACTTCAAATAGATTAGGACGGGCACCGTCACCAACCATTTGACTTCTAAATTCGTTTACTGAAAAAGCCATTTAATTTTCTCCCGTTTCTCTATTTAGAACTGTCCTACAACCTCATCAAACGAAACACCTGTCCGAACGGCAACAAAGTTAAGCTGAATGAAGTTGATTGAACGAGCAGGTTTAATATAAATGTCACCAACAAATTCGTTGCGGTCAATTACTTCACCTGTATTGTTTGTTTCGTCACACACAACACGGAAGTCAGTAATACCACGGCGACCTTGCACATCACGGAGGAATGGTTCTACAAGTGCTACAAACTGAGCACGGGTAAACTGGTCATTGAATTCAAAGAGAGAGAATCGGGCCGCACGGCTAATTGCTTTCTCCAGAACAATAAACAGGCGGCGAACATTGATGCGGTCAAACGCAGATGGCTTGCTTAGCATTGTCTTATCGCCAAATAGAACTGTACCTTCGCCTTGGAAAGAAACGATTGGGTTAATTCCTTTTACATACATATCGTCACGATTTGTTTTTGTTGGATTAAAGGCCAACTTAATGACATTTTTCAGAACACCACGATTCAGTCCACCTGGCGAGAACCATGGGTCACGCTCAAGGTCTGTTCTAGCGCAGAGACCAGCAACATCACCGTTACATGGAACCCAGCGGTATACATCGTTATATTTGTCGTATTGATATTTCCAGTTACCATCTAGAACTGCATATGAGGAAGAGGTAAGTGTGTTGCGATAAGCAACCATATCAGTAACTTCAGAACCAGCATTGTTTACAACATCTGCTTTCTCTGGCGACAAGAATACGAGGCAATCTTTACGAGTGCCGCACATTGTAATCAAAGAATCTGCAATGGTTTGATTTGCTGGGCCAGAAACAACCAGAGAAATATCAACTGATTCGGCAGGATCAAAAGAATCGTATGCTGTTACCACATTGGCGGTAGAAATTGTACCGTCAGCACCACCAGAAAGTGAGCGAGTAACAACAGAAGTGAGGTTTGCAAAATTGGAGTTGTTAGCAGAAGAACCCCAACCTGTGCCAGCACCAGTTGATGGATGATCCATCCAATGAATATATCGTGACTGAGCTTCAATCACATTTTTGTAGTAACTAGAGTTGCCGCTATCATCTTTTGCATCGGAAGCTTTAGACATAAACGGAAACACTTCTAGCACCGTGTTTGCGGTACCTGTAACTTTACCATCTTCGTCAATAACAACAGCGTGAACTTCGTCAAATCCACCACCTACATTTGAAACATAGGTAGAAGTATTTGGAGCAGAAGTAAAGTTATTATTGTATACCCAAGTAGAAAATGTTGCAGCATCTGCCAAAGAAACTTTAAGTGAATTACCTAAAGCACCAGCATAACGAGCAGCAAATTCGCCGTATGTATTAGAAGAGCCTGTTGACCGATTGTTAAACCAGTCATCATCGTTTTTAATTAACACTACATTGTTAGAACCGTTTGCGGTTGCGTTGCGAGTGTCTGCTACGCTAAACGCACGAACAATTTTAAGGTTATTTGCATAGGCCAAGAAGTTTGCGGCAGAGAACCAGTATTCATAATTTGTAGAATCCGGATTGCCAAATGTAGAAGCAAGACGGACTTCATCGGAAATAGTGATGATTTCACCAGCTGGACCCCAGGCGAACGGACCGGCAAATGCGCCAATTGAGGTGGCGACTGAAGGGACAATTGTAGTCAGGTCAACTTCTGATACATTTACCCCAGCGGATAATTGAAATGCCATGGATTTCTCCTTTTGTTATCGGGTCAATTCTTTCAAATTTATATTCTATTTATGTTTTTACAGATTTGATGAAAGATACCCTTTTTCTGTCCAAACATCACCAGAATCTACTGTCACCTCAGGTTTCAGACCATCATCAATGAACCCAACAGGTGCCAAATCTTCATCGGTAAGCATATTATTTTCTTCTAAAAGCACTTTACGGATATCAATATTTGTAGAATCTTTGAAGTAGGTTTGTGCAGTTAACCATGCAAATAGTACCAAACCCATCACAATGTCGTCATTATTACCTTCTTCTGCCGCATATGAATCTCTCACACGAACAAAGGTGTTTAACTCTGCTATGGTGTCAAAATCTTGTATCTTTAATTTATCTGATTCAATGAGGGTTTTGAGGTTAGCACAACCAATCTTTTTAACTGTTTTCGTTGTTTTAATACCAAAATTGGATGCTCTTTTAAAACCACCTGAAATGGTCTGACCTTTGATGTGGTGATGGTCAATCTTATAAACATATTCATACTCCAAGTCATAATGTAAAATGTCTACCACCTGTTGGCCTACATTATTTGTCTCAATCAATGCGTAGGCCTCATTGTATCTTTTGCACAGGCTATAAATGACTGTTGGAAAGAACAAAAGAGGCAGTTTGTTGTTTCTATATTTAGCAACCTGCCGATAAGGCACCTGCGTCACATCTATGATATTAATGGTATGATAATCTAAACCAACACCTTCCGAACAATCCACGGTGGCAATATACAACCGGTTTGGCATTGGTTGTTCGTAAATGTCCAAATTTTCTTCTTGCCAAGGTGGATCAAAAAATGCTAGGCTTCGTAGTTTAGCACCAGTAATCAGAGTGGCAGAAGAACCAATAAACTCTGTTTCAAACTCTTGGCGAAACTGTTCTTCTGAAGTGTTACGAATTGTTTCTTCTTTCCATTTTGCATCACGGCCTGGTACCTGCGACCAATGAATCTCAATTGGTTTATAGAGGCTGCGTTTTTCTGTGGCATCTACCCACATCTTATAGAAATGATTGAGGCCACACGGTGTAGAAACTATAATAACCTTAGAGGTTTGACCGGAAGAAATAACCGGGTAAGTAGATGTAAAAAATTCATCTGCCATGTTCTTAGGTACGAAAGCAAATTCGTCTAGGAAAATCAGATTGTATGTTCCGCCTCGGACACCGGCTGCAGATGTTGCGTAAGCATATATCTTTGAACCATTTTCTAGTTCAATATTTCTTTTATTCCATGTGATGATGCCTTGTTGTAACCACAATGGAAGATATTCGTAGGCCTTTTGTATACGAGAAAGAATCTCTTGAGCTAATTGACCTTTGTTAGCAAGAATAGCAATATTGTATTCTTCTTGGAATAAAACACACCACAACATATAACCAACCGTTGTAGTAGTTTTACCAACCTGACGAGGCATTTTACAGATAGAGAAACGATTTGCATGAAAGTCACGCACCATTTCTTCTTGAAAATCCCACATATTAAAAGGAATTAGACCTAAGTCCACATTCACAATTTTTACATAGGTTTTAATGAAATAAACAGGATCATGGGCACATTTGATAAACTCTTGTGCCTGTTCTTCGGTGAATGATATATCAACGCCAACTTTTTTTAAGTTGGAGTTACCAAGATAACCGCTGTCCATTTACTTTGTGATGCTACGAAGCATCCAACCGTGTTTGTTATGAATGTCTATGCGACCTGCAATAAAATCTGCAAGCCCTTGTTTGTCCATTGTTGTTGCTAATTTAAAAGCAACATTTAAAGTGGCAAGAACTCTTTCGTTATCGGTCATTAAACGCCGGGCCATTTCTACACCGGCCGGAACCGTTGTTTCATCTTCAATGTCGGTCAGTTCCATGAAGCGAGTAAAAGAGCCAGGTGCATAGGCATCTAGTGAACGAATGTGTTCAGCAATTGGATCTACCGCACCATGAATTTCCTCATAAAGATTACCAAAAAATTCGTGGTATTGTGGAAAGTTTTGACCTTCTACATTCCAATGGTACTGGTGGGCCTTCAAATACAAAGCAAATGTATCTGCAAGGACTTTCTTCATTATTTCTTGTAATGTTTCCATGGTTTTATTTATTTTCTTTCAATTGTTTAAGTAATTCTGCCGTAGAACCAACAAATACTGCCTTATCTATCGTAAGATTTTGTGTATTATTGGTCACTTTTGGTTGTAGGTCTTGTTTGCGTTTCTGCACTTCTAGCAGGTCTTTGTTCATATCTGCAAGGTTCTTTAACATACCTGCAACGACTTCAAATGCTCTTGGGTGGTCTGATTGCTTTGCCACAGAGATAATATGGTCTGCCGCATCATTACCTTTTTCAATTAAATCACGCAGGTTTTGACGAGCAAACTCAGCATCATCTTCAACCGGATCTTTTAATTCAATAACTTCAGTTGCAATAGGTATTGGTTCTATTTGTAAAGCTTCAGACAATTTTTCATTTAATTTTTTCATATTAATGTTTCAGGCCATTCTGTAATTGTATCTAAAAATCCAAAATTATCATCTGGTGCTGTATTTGCAGGAACAGCTTGTGTGACAATATGAACTGCTTTAAGTGGTGAAATATCAACAGAGGTAACTGTGTATACTGCGCCAGAATAATCTCCTGATACCACATCGTTTGCTTGTAATAAAGAATCTAATTCTCCAACAATTAAAATGCCTGATGCTGAGTTACTGAAATAAACCACTTTACCGGTTATTTCATTGTTGCCATCTCGGTCAACACGAATTGTTTCTGATGTGGTAAAGTAGTTGTTACCATTTGCCATATCAACATAAACTTTTTGTGCGTCACGATTTTGAGTATCAATGTAGATATTTGTATTTGCTTGCCCATAGCGGCCAGATACATCACTATAAGCACCAATAAGTCCTTTAGCATCTTCATTAACGGCTGGCCACAAATAACCTTTAACCGTAAACTCTAAATCCCAAATAATTAAACGAGTGGTACCATCACCTAAAGAACCCTCATAATCTGTTGTAGTGTTAACAGAATTTAAAATAACTGGCATATCATATTTTTGATCCATTTTAGGAATCATATCAACAGTTACTGTAAAATCTGGTTTAAAAAATGGTAAAATTTGTTCTACAATTTGTGTGCCATCTTCCGTATTTCTTACAAAAATGGACATGGAAAAAGTAAAATCATATGGCACAGGAGCATATTGTGTGTTTAAACCACCAGATGCACTTTTAGCAAAATTTTGTATAAGTGATTGTTGCTTCCGTGAACTATCATAACTCATTCCTATCAATTCAAATGTAATGCGTGGAACAAAAACATTAATTGATTTGGTAAGAGTTGGATCGGAAGTAATTTGCGTTAGATATCTTTCTTTTGAGGCATAAGAAAGTGGTACACGAAAGATTTCTTTTTTAGTAAGACCATCTTTAGTGTATCTTTGAACTTGTATGTCATTAAAGAGTGTGCCAAAAGCAACGACTACTTTACGAATTGACCGATTGTAATATTGAGCTTTGCCTAACATTATGGCTCACCAAACGGGTTGGTCTCCGTGAAATCAATAATTGAATCTGCTTCCGTTTCAATGCGGTTATTATCTCTTATATCTTCAAATGCATTATCCATTGGTATTAAATCTGAGGTAGATGCAATATTCCAATTTGCATTACTTGTATTGCCTTTAACTGAGCTACCAGAAGCAAAAGTACCTATTGTTCTGTATATTTCAATGGAAGTGTTTGGAGAAAAATCGTAAACAAGAGCCTGTGCTGTTGCTGAGGCTAAGTTAGCACCTTGGTAAACTACTTCATCATTTACAAACTTACCGGAACCACCAGCATCTAATGCTATTCTGGTACGAGAATAGTAATTGCGAATTTGGTCATCAATTTCAGATACACCAACTTTTACAATTTCGTTAGAGAATACAAATTGTTTAAGCTTTAATGCATAGACATAAACATTACCACCACGACCACGACCTAGTGTATAAAACATGGCTTGGTCATTCTCATGTTCCACAAAAGTAATTTCAAAAAAGTTTTTAACCAAAGGAACATAAACCAAATCACCTTCCAATGGGCGCTCAAGTGGTATTGTTGCTTTAAATCTGCGGCGAGAAACAAGAAACTGCATTTCATCACGAATTTCTAAACCAAATTTAGAAATAAAATCTTGCTCACCATCCATACCTGTAACATTTTCTAAATACATTTCAATTGGATAAGCAGTAATGTATTGTTTAAGAGTATCTTCACCAAACAAATAATCTACTTGGTCACGAGTTGTTCTTGGCAAATACCAACAATCCATGCCATAGATTTGCATGGCCTCAATGACCAAATCTTCAACCAGCAATTGTTCGCTGGTTATCTGACTTGATGGATAATTATTGAAATAGTTGTTGGTTGCCATTCATTTTAACCTGTAATAATCTCACTTGGCAAGCTGTTGAATTGGAATAAATCTTCTTCTACTTTTGCAATTTCTTCTCGGGCTTCTTCTGCAATACGAACACCATCTAGTGTTACACCACCAGGCATTTGTATACCAGAAAATTTAGATAAGTTATTACCCCATTGAAGTTTAATTAAAGCAGTAGCATATTTTTTAAGGAATCGGTCGTTCCAAACATCTGAAACACCAGTTACGGTTACAGAACCACCAGAAACGACAGATGAAACCGGCGTTTGCAACTCTAATGTTGTTGGTGAAGTAATTTTTTTAACCTGTATACTTTCATTATTGATATTAATAAAATCATTTTCTAACAATTCTTGGTCAAAAATTGTGCCTGTTCCCGTAACAGTATTTGAACCTGGCGCTGCGGCTACGGTACCTGTAAGAGTAATTGTTTCGGGTCTTAAAGCACGATAGCATTTTACAATTACATATTCACCAACTAAAAGGTCACGAGACCAATCAATGTCTAAAAATATTTTATTTTGTTTACGATTGAAACGAAATTGTGGTGTGCCAGAAAATAATAGATTTAATGACCGAAGGTGTTGCATGGTAATTTCATACGACACATATGATACCGATGTAAAGTCATATAGGTCGTGTAATCGCAATTGATACCGCAAATCAAACATATTGATTGATGAATTAGAATCATCAAACGGAAAAACTGCGGTCACAAAGATAACAGAATCAGGGCAATATATCCAACCACGGTTAATATCTGCGGCCGTAATTTGATGCTTTAAAAACATTTCTTCTACACCATCAAAGTGGTAATCTTCAAAAAACTGAAGGGCATCGTCAATCCGGTCATCTACTTGGTCGTCATCCACATTAATGTCAATGACAGGAAAACCTAGTCGCCGTAGGCAGTAATTTTTAAATGTTGCTCTTGTAGTTGGTTTAGCCATAATCGTTTATTTATCCTAGTGCGATAGCCATTGCCATTGCATCGCCTATTGTGGCAACTGCACTTCCTGCAACAACAACAGTATTATTGCTTGTAAAGAATTGTAAATTGTTTGTATTGCTTAATACACCAGTAGAGTTTGCAAAAATAATAGTATTTGCTAAGTAACCAGAAGAAGAAGCTCCGCTAGCAGTATTTGCTTTTGCAAATGCAGCATTAGCATAAACGCCAGCAGAATTGGCTGCGGTAAATGCTGCGGTAATACTAGTGTTCTGCGTAGAATCAACAGTATTAGAGTAGGCAGCAACACTATTAGCTACTAAAAAAGCACCGTTGGCATATACACCGGCACTATTAGCAGCTACAAATGCTGCGGTAATGCTAGTATTCTGTGTAGCATCAACAGTATTGGAATAAGCTGCAACACTATTGGCAACTAAAAATGCTGAATTTGCGTAAGAACCACCACTATTTGCCGCAGTAAAGGCAGCATTTACAAGGTCAAAAATTATGTTTGTTCTTGGTAATACATCAATGCCTCTAATTGTAATTGTTGTAGATTTAACATTTGCGTTTAATGTATCGATTGTAAATGAAGGGTCAGTAATAATTACATTATTATTTGCATCAACCTCTGGCGTGTATCCTTTAAACAGATACCATTCTTTTGTTCCAATATCACGAATAAATCCTGAGTGTGCGTTTATTCCATCATTATAGTGCCCAGCAAATCCAATATCTTTTGTGTCGGAAAAATAATTACCAGAACCAAGAATTAAAAGAGTGTCATTGGCTACAATTGTTCCAGCATTTACACTAAATGTTTGGCCTGAAACAAAAAGATTACCAACAGAAAGATTCTGTGTGATGGTTAAACTACCAGTAATCGTACCGCCATTGTTTGCATCAATTGAGTTATTAGCTCTTGCAAAAGCACCATTAGCATACACACCAGCTGAATTAGCTGCAATAAAGGCAGCCGTTATAGAATTATTTTGTGTTAGATTTACACCAGCAGAATTATTGGCCGCCGCAAATGCTGAGTTAGCATAAGAGCCGGCCGAATTAGCCGCAGCAAAGGCACCGTTGGCATATACTCCAGCACTATTAGCAGCTACAAATGCAGCTGTAATGCTGGTGTTTTGAGTAGCATCTACGGTATTGGAGTAAGCTGCGGCACTATTAGCTACCAAGAAAGCGCCATTAGCATAAACACCAGCAGAATTAGCCGCAACAAAGGCCGCAGTAATACTATTATTTTGAGTTGTATCGGTAGCTGTAGCCGCATTAGCAGCTGTAAAAGCTGCATTAGCAGTATTAAAAGCATTATTAGCAAATAATATTACTTCAATGCCACCATCATAAACTGCATTAGCAAAAACATTACCATTAGCAGCAATACCACCATTAACAATTAAAGTTCCTGTTGAATTTGATATAGAAGGTGCACCACCAAAAATTCTTACAACTGTTTGAGCAGTATTTGCGGCAGTAATTATAACATTAGGAGTGTAAATGTTTGTATTACCACGACTACCTGTTAATGTAGAACCAATAATTACATTTGTTTGTGAACCAGAAAGACCTGCAGCACCAATGTAAACAGTTTTTGTATTGGTGGAGGTTGTTGCACCGTTAGCAATATTAAGTGTTTGGTTTTGTGTTGAAAAACCAATTGTTATTTCACCTGTTTGAGTTGAGCCGCCAATTCTTGTGGTACCTGTTGTTGCAGCTGTTCCAATTACTGTGACGCTGTTTGTTGCACCGGTTAGTGAAAGTGTAGAAGAACCTGTAAGTGTAGAAGAAAAAGTTGCAGTAGATAAACCACTAATAGCACCAAGAAATGTAGCAGTGCTTTGCACAGTTTGTTGGCCCATAATAGTTTGGTCATAATCAAGTGTAACATTACCTTTAACATTAAAATTATGGGTATTTGCAATTAAAGAATTAGCGTTTGTTGCGTATTGATAAACCGCATCACCAGAAGATGAAATAATGTAAAAGAAATTATTTGATAGTGCCGGAAAAATTCCTGTTGGATCCGCTGATTCAAAACCAGTATATTTGTAAGAAACCCACCTAATCGTAGAAACATCATAAGGAGTAGATAAAACATATTCATTAATTTCTTCACCATTTGTACCAGATACAAATAATCTTGTTCCATCGTCATTAAATGCTACAGAACCTGGTGCACCATCAGCTGTTGATCCTGTTGGGCTCGCTAAAGAACCAGTTTGAACAAATGTTGCGGTAGCCACATTACCAGCAGATGACAAATTGTATTCATTAATATCATCACCAGTAGAACCAACAACAAACATTTTAGTGCCATCTGGTTTAAACCATAAACCAGTTGGAGCAGTTTCTTGTGATGTTACACTAAAAGTATTTGTAGCAGTTGTATTAAGTGTTGCTACATTCCAAGCTTCGGTAAGAGTGTGTTGATAAATTGTATCATTTGTATCACCTAAAACATATGCTGAAAGGCCGTCTGCACTAAAACGAAGTGCTTGTGGTGAAGTGTCAGTAAGTGCTGCGGTTACTCTTGTGAAGGTGGCTGTTGTTATTTCCCAAGGCGTGGATAAAGCATATTCATTAATATCATCACCAGTAGAACCAACAACAAACATTTTAGTGCCATCTGGTTTAAAATGAATACCTGTTGGAGCAGTTTCTTGTGTTGATACACTAAATGATTTGCCGGTATAACGAAAAGAACTAACAGTATTATCAGATAATAACTGTATCGGAGTAAGGCCATCTGTTTTGATAGAAATAACATTAGCACTTATATTGCTTGTTGTTATATTACCAGTAACAGTTAAATTGCCAGTTATTGTACCGCCTGTATTTGCATTGAGAGAATTATTGGCTCTAGCAAAGGCTGCATTTGCATATGCATTTAAATCCCTACCTAATACAACAATAGAATTGGCAGAAACGGTTTGAGTTATTAAACTATATGAGTTTAACTGAACATTTGCCGTAGCATTAATATAAGGGGTAAAACAGGTAATGTTAAAGCACCATCAGCTGCACCATCAAACAATATACTAATACTAGCCGAAGTGGTAAGCATTACTGCATATATTTTTACTACAATTCTATCTGTTACAACCAATGAAACCGGTGTAGAAATATACACATTTACTCTTTGTTGAATTTGAGTATTCAGAGTAGAACTGGAAGAATTTCCAGTTGTTGCTATAAGTGTTTCAGTTCCACCAGTTGTTCTCTTATAAATTTCAGCGTAGCAATAATATCCTCCAACACCAGATGCTTTTTGTGTATCAAATTCTACTACAATATCACCAGATGGAATACTGGTAATATTTGGAAATCCAACATCAGTTATAAAAGATGTTAAAATTGTTGGTGTTGTAGTAACCGTTGTTGTTGTGGTATTTTGTGTACCTACTGTATAAGCGTCTAATGATTTTAGAACCATGTAGTCGCTAACACCAGAAGCGGTATTGGCAAGAGAATAAATTTGAAGCGCTGGAGCAAGACCGGTAAGCTTACTACCATCACCAATAAAATACTGTGTAGTGCTTACATTACCTGATACAGTTAAAGCGCCGGTTATTTTGTCAAAGGTAAGGCCTGAGTTGGCACCAAGAACACCAGAATCATTGAACTGAATTTCACCATTGAGGCCCGATGGCCCCTGGTATCGTTCAATTGTTTGAATTGTATTAGAGGCACCGCCACGATAGAATAATTTTCCATCGTAGGTGTTGATTGCAATTTCGCCATTAGCTAAGCTACTAGGTACATTACCTGTAACATAACTGTGGCGTAATTCAATTACTGTATTGGCCATTAGAACGAGCTGCCGTCATTTACCTTAATTGCAAAGAGGTCAGAGGTGGGCTGTTCTAGAGGCTTTTCTTCGGCAAATTTTTCAGGATTTAACTTCTTCAGCTTTGAAGGAGTTGCAATGTTTTCTAGTTTTTCTATGTAATCTTTCAAACTTGCAATCTCCGTATCTTTTGCTTCTAAATCTTTTTGTAATGCCGTATACTTTTTCATACTGTCATTTAAAGCTGATTGAAGCCGACTTTTTTCCTCATGTAAAGGTGCCGTACCTTCTAATTCAACTTTAAACTTTGCGGCCTCTATTACCTGGCCTTTGGCCATTTCATACATTTTGGCCAATTCATCATATTTTGCCTGTAATTGTTCTTTTGCTTTACCTGATTCTTCTGCTAATTTTAGCTGAGTTTGAAAGATAAAGTTCTGCTTGATAATTGCATAAACATTTTCAAGCAGAATCTCTTGGTAAGCATTTGAAAACTCCACACTCATAACGACTCCTTTTCATATTTTAAAATGTTCCACCTTGTAGGTGCATAAAGGTTGGAACTCCAGACGGATTAATTGTCAATAAATGCCCTTCAGTTGACGAAGATGCGGTTGTAATTGCACCTGTACCTTGGCCTAACAGAACACCATTTGTTGTAAATGTTGTAGCACCGGTACCACCTCTTGCAACACCTAATGTGCCTGATGTAATTTGCGAGGCAGCAATTGCAATAGATGTTGTATTGGCCTGCGAGATACGACCATTTGCAGCAAGAGTAAATTGTATGACCGCAGAGGTGTTTCCATAGAACCCTGCTGTTGTTGATATATTTGTAAAGTCAGTATTTGCCTGAGCAAAGGCACCGTTAGCATAAACACCGGCACTATTAGCAGCAGTAAACGCAGCTGCAATGCTATTGTTTTGTGTATTATTTACAGTATTAGAGTAAGCTGCAGCACTATTGGCAACTAAAAATGCCGAGTTAGCATAAGAACCTGCCGAGTTAGCAGCCGCAAAAGCACCGTTAGCGTAGATACCAGCAGAAAGACCTCTATCATTTGCTGTATTTGCTGTTGCAAAGGCACCGTTGGCGTATACACCAGCAGAGTTAGCTGCAGTAAAAGCTGCGGTAATACTATTATTTTGTGTGGTGTTTACATTGTTAGCAAAAGCAAATGTGCCATTAGCATATGTGAAGGCTGCATTGGCTGTATTAAACGCATTATTAACATACCCACTTAAATCTTGGTTGTTTAATGTAATTACTTGAGTTCTTAAATTTGCATTAAGTGTATCAATTGTAAAAGATGGGTCATTAACATTGATGTTATTATTTGCACCAACTTCTGGAGTGTAATTTTTGAATAAGTACCATTCTTTTGCTCCAACATCACGAATAATACCCGTATGAGCATTTACACCAGCATTATAGTGCCCAACAATACCAATGTCTAATGCGTCAGCTGTATAATTTCCTGAACCAAGAATAATTAATGTGTCATTTGATACAAGAACACCAGCGTTTGCAGTAATAGTATTACCTTGAATTATAAGGTTACCAGTAATTGTAATATCACCAGTAATAATACCACCAGTATTTGCATTAACTGAATTATTAGCACGAGCAAAAGCACCGTTAGCATAAACGCCAGCTGAATTTGCAGCAGTAAAAGCTGCGGTAATGCTAGTGTTTTGTGTATTGTTTACTGTATTTGAATAAGCAGCTGTGCTATTAGCTACAGCAAATGCTGAGTTAGCATAAGAACCTGCCGAGTTAGCTGCAGCAAAAGCGCCGTTAGCGTAAATGCCTGCCGAAAGGCCTCGGTCATTTGCAGTATTTGCTGTTGCAAAGGCACCGTTGGCATAAACACCAGCACTATTTGCAGCGGTAAAGGCCGCAGTAATGCTATTGTTTTGCGTAGTGTCTGTGGCATTTGCAGCATTAGCCGCAGCAAAAGCACCGTTAGCATAAACACCAGCAGAATTAGCTGCAATAAAGGCCGCATTTGCAGTTATAAATGCAGCATTTGCAGTATTGTATGCGCCTTGTGAACTTGCTCCAGTATTTGCAGCATCAAAAGCAGCATTAGCATGATTATATCCACGCTGGAACTTGTCCATGTAGAATTGACCGCCAATCGCAATAGAACCATCACTACCTGCTGTTCCTATAAAAAGTGTGTTACTTGTATAGCTGTATGCTGGTTCCCCAACATTCAACGAAACCGGCGTTGCAGTTGTCGTGCTATATTTTAACTGAATTACTGTGTTAGCCATTTAAAATGTGCCTCCGGTTATTTCTGTTACGGTTGCGGTTATTGTGTTTGCTTCAAATTTTCCTGTTATTGAATTATAAACCAATCCATCACCATCTTGAACACCCGTTACTGTCACATCAGTAATTTCAGATAAAGCAATATTTGGTTTTGGTCTAAAATCTGGTGCTACAATTGTGGCCTTTGTTGACTTTATTGTTGCTCGGCTAATTGAACCACCAGTGTTAATTCTTGCTATAATACCCATTACTGCGTTACTCCTGGAGTAATAGTAACAATTCCTTCAACTACTCTCGTTTTTGTTCCATTTGGTGCAGTAATAACCAAATCAAATAGAGAGCGACCAGGTGTTAAAAGTGCGGTATTTGCCGCCGTCATAGCTAAAGTAATTTCACCATTTGCTATGCCAGTAATGGTTGTAGTAAAACTATTTGCGATGGAAGAATAATACGACTTACGAATCTGCGAAGCTGCCGTGTAACCAGAAAGATTTATGGCATCTCCGTTTGAATCTTCTACATTGACAGTAGTGGAAAAAGAAGCATATTGCTCTACCACTAATTCCGTATAAGCTGCGATTTTGATTCTCCCGTTTTAACTTATCGTCTATTTAGTCAAAACGGGAGTTAAGAGGCAATTACATACGAAGATGGAGGGCTGTGAGTTCTTCTTCTTGCCCAATGTAACCTTTGGCAAACACATTGAATGCCAAAGAGCACCGAATGTTGTCACCTTTTTTCTGTTCCACTCCATGTGTAAAATGTGATGGAAAAAGAACTAGGTCTCCTGTGCCTACATTGAAAAACCAAGATTCAGAATTAAAGTGATTAAATTCTGTTTGAGGAAATTTGATTTGTTGATACCGATTGGCTCTATGAAAAATTATCTTATCATGCTCACGGTCACAATCAATGTAAAGAACACCAGAAATAATTGAATTGGGATGCTCATGGGTGTGATGATATTCGCCTGGTTTGGTATAATTTAACCAAGATTGTGTAATGTAAAACTCAACAGGATTTTTTGGGCAAATTATATTGTCAACATAATACTGAATACCTTTGCCAATATATTCTAGGAGCCCTTTGGATTCAGGAGCATTGAGAACATATCGGTCATTGGATGTTGTATTACCTTGATTGTTATGAGTGAAATCTCTGTGGTAATTAAAGAGAGTTATTTCTTTTTCGGTCCAAGAACGACCAATATTTGAAAAGATGACCGGTGTTGGAAAAACACCATTAATGGTAAATTGTGGATTCATATTGTAAAACCTCAGTCAAAGAATGATATAGTTATTTAGTTGATAAAATAGTTAGTTGTAGCAGATTCTAAAAGACCAAAGTTTGAGTTTGTAGCAAAAGTACCATCACCAGTAAATGTATGAACAGTATAACCGCCAGAAGAAGTTACATTTGCTCCTCCAGTTGCAGCTTGACTACCAAAATAACGAATAATCACAACACCTTTACCTCCTCCAGCACCAGCTCCTTCAACATATCCGAATGTAGCGCCACCACCTCCACCAGTATTATTTCCTCCAGGACCACCTCCCGCAGGCGATTTTGCACCAGTGCCGCCGCCGCCTAAACCACCACTTAATCCTGGTGATGAATAGGCAGGATTGTCACCAGCAGTAGCACCAGAACCACCTCCTGAATAATATACAAGTGGACCAGAAACTTGACCTACTGATAATGTAGTAGCTTGAGTAGTGTTTAAAAAAGAATTGGTAGACCCAATTCCTCCTTTACCAGTAACAGGAGTTCCACCTACAGCTCCTGCTCCACCTCCAGCTCCTCCAGTTGAACCGCTAGTAAAAGAACCATTACTTCCTTGAGGAACAGAAGTGTTAGCTAATCCGCCTACGGTAGAACTATCTCCTCCTGAACCACCACCAGAGCCGCCAGAACTGCCAGGCGCATTTTGTGAACCTCCTGTAGCTCCACCACCTCCACCTCCACCCTCACTTATTATTGTGCTAAAAGAAGAATTTGATCCTTTTGCTGAAACGGCTGGAGTTCCGTCAATGCCAGGACCTCCGCCACCAACAAGAATGCTATAAGGAGTAGATGCAATAACAGGAAAATTAGATCCTTGGCGAAATCCTCCAGCACCACCAGCTCCAGCGAATCCACCATTACCGCCGCCACCACCAGCAACTACAAGATAATCTACTGTTGTATTTGCTATAGCAAAACTGGTTAAACCAGTTGGAAATGTAAATCCTCGTGGCCTTACAAATTGACCATTGATGTTTGTTTTGAGGTATTGAATAGACATGATGATTATTTAGTTGATATTTTTATTCTGTTATTTTAATTAATTTAATTCAACCCAAGATATTGTTTCTTCATTCCAAATATAAAGTTTGCCATCATTTGGAAAAGGTATTGGTGAATCCCAAAGACAAGTTGTTTCATTTAATATCCAAGAATTGTATGGTTTTGGTGGTATAAATGCATCTCTTTCCAAATCATAGGTATAACCTATACCAGCATAATTTTTACGAAAGGGTGTGCCACCATTATTGTGAACATTTCCGTGAGTGTTATATGATGTTCTTTTTCCACTATAATATTCTTCCCAATTTACAGCTTGCCCATTGTAGGTTTCATCTTCATTTTTACCTACAATAACTTGTGTTACAATATTGTTTTCGTTGAGAATTGCGTAATGTGCCATAGTTTAATTAATAAGATATCCTGTAGCACCAGAAAAAGTTACCGTATCTGATACGCCAGCAGCAGTTATGGAATATATGTTAAAACCAGCAACAGAAGTTGACAACGAGGATGTAACACCACCCGAAAATGTTGCAGTTATAGTATTAGGAACTTTGATAATGACAATACCAGATCCACCGTTACCACCAGAAGTTGTGGTGGCGAAAAAAGCAGTTCCACTACCAGCACCACCTCCACCACCAGTATTAGTTGTTCCAGTAGTACCACTGGCCACTCCTCCTGGTCCATTAGCGCCGCCGGCACCGCCGCCGTCAGTAGCGCTGCCGGCGCCAGCATTATATCCTCCGCCACCGCCGCCGCCGGCCCGACCTACGCTAGATCCAGAAATACTTGATGTGGTTCCAGCACCACCGTTAGAACCGGCTCCGGTAGATGTGTTTGCTCCTACTGCGCTTGCTCCACCTCCACCGGCAGAACCATTTCCAGTAGATGACCCGCCATTATTTCCTTGTGATGGAGATGTGGATGGGGTGTTACCAGAACCGCCAGTGCCGCCACTTGAAGCACCACCGCCAGAACCTCCGCTTCTTCCATTGCCGGATGAATATGTGCCGCCAGCGCCACCTCCGTTAGAAGTGAATGTGCTAAATACCGAATTTGATCCATTAGCTGCGGCGCCACCGATTCCGCCTGCGCCATTTCCACCTCCACCTACGGTTACTGTATAAGCAGTTCCAATTAAAAAAGTTTGTGCTGATAATTCACGATAACCGCCTCCGCCGCCGGCGCCGGTAGGTGGATAGCCACTTGCTCCTGGTGATCCAGTTCCATTTCCACCACCACCACCAGCTACAACAAGAAAATCAGCAGTAAATGAAGATATTCCAGATAGTCCAACAGGAAATTTAAAACCGATTGGCCGGACTAACTTAACATTTGGGTCGGCTTTAATATACCGAATGCCCATGTTAAGTTATCTCCACACCAAATGCTGAGAATGATAAGCTAGATGAGTTAGTGTTAGCGGCTACGATTGTGCCAGCTGGTAGTGTTAAAGAAAGAGTAAGTGTTGCAGAGTCAGCAAAAGGCATTACACCGCCACGAATAAGAAAAAATCTTCCATTTGATGCTGGGCTTGCAAAACTAGCTGAAGGCATTACAATTAAACTATAAGAAGAGTTAGATGTTCCATAGTTAGCAATAGTAATAGAATTTACAACTGATTCTGTTGCTGCTGGAACAACATACACATTTGATTGTGTATTGGCTGTAGGATTAACTTGCCCTAAAATTTTGTATGTATTTGGCATTATGTTAACTCCACGCCATAAACATTGAATGATACATTAGCACCAGAAAGTGCCGCATTGGATTCACCAGCAACTGAAGCGTTATTGACTGCAACAATTACTGAAGCATTAAGCGTAATACCTGGTGAAAAAATTAAAGAATCTGCTTGAGGCACTAAAACTTGTCTTAAAACATAATGCTTGTTTGCTAAAGCTTCATTGATTGGGCGAACAATAATATCCACATTAGCGTTTGCTGTTGATTGATTGCAAATTGTAATCGTATTCAGAATTGTAGATGTTGCTGCTGGAACAACATAAACATTGCTCAATACATTTTGAGTTGGAAGTGTTTGTCCTAAAATTTTATATGAAGTTGGCATTATGATCCTATTGCAGTAAATACAAATGGATGTGCATCAATACCACTCACGGCGGTATTAGATGCACTTGTAATCCGACCATCGGCGCCAATAGTAATAACAGATACATTGGTTGTACCGCCGTAAGTTCCAGTTGAAACTCCTGTTGTGCTAAGTTTTGCAGTAGTAACAGAATTATCAGCTAAATCTACCGTAACAATTGTGCCGTTAGCAATTCCAACATTGGTTACCGCATTGGCGGCAATTGAATCTACGGTAATTTTATTTAATGGCATTCTTTACTCTTTAACTGGAGGTGGTCCCTCTGGTTTTGGATATTTTTCTTTTACTGCTTTAACACTCTGAAACCAATCAGAGTTCTTTAATTCCTGACCATTGTTTACAGCGTGCCATAACATATCTAATTGTTCAAATCCATCTGGATATTCAGCACACCGACTGTAAGCATATTGATAATACTTTTGAAGCCTTGTTTGAAACTCCAATTCATCATCAATTTCTTTCTTTGTCGGCGGCTTTAATCCATCTGGATGCCACCATTTGTGGTAAATATATTCACCACCTGCTACGGTGATTTCCCATCTTGCACCTGGTCTGAGCGCTTTGATGGCGGTGTCAACACCTACGGGCATGACACCTTCACCTTTAAAATTATTCATTACTTCAACAACATTATTCACATCCATATCATTAGTCCTCAGTTAAAAATAATTAAGCTCGTGTTTCTTTTACCCAAGAAGTGGTTGGTTCATCCCAGCGATAGTATTCACCTGCACCTGCATCTGTTGGCATTGGTGTTGGTGCTTCCCAGCGGCAAGTGGCTTCATTCAGAACCCAAGAGTTGTATGGTTTTGGTGAGATAAATGCATCACGACCAGCATCCCATGTCATACCAATACCTGCATAGTTTTTACGCATATTGTGATTGTATGATGTTTGACGCCAGATATGGTCAGGGTCAACACCATGAACTTGCTCTAGATAAGCAATACCAATTGATTCTACTTCATTACCTGCGCCGTCAACAATGTTCCAGTTATCTACACCGGATACATGAACGACAATGTTATCTGATTTTCTGATTTTAGCGAAATGTGCCATGTTTGTTTTTCTCCTTCAATGATGAAAAATGACAGGAGTATTTATATGAATTAGTTTACAGAAAAAACGGTTCTAAAATTAGCATTTGTGGTAAAAGTACCATCACCAGTAAAAGTATGAACAATATAACCAGCAGGAGTAGTTATTGTGCCGCCACCAGCTTGTTGGCCAAAATTATCACCATAACGAATTATTACAATACCTTTACCTCCGCTGGCGCCAACCAGAGGAAGGCTTGCTCCGCCAGGAGCATCGGACCAAGCAGCGCCCCCACCACCTCCACCAGTATTATCTCCTCCAGGACCAGCTACGAGAAATCCAGGTTGGTTTGAATGAGCTCCGTTACCTCCGCCACCAGGTGCGGGCGATTGTGCGGGTGCGGTACTAGGAAAAGATCCTCCTTTTCCTACGAGTGTGTTTGATGCTGGAGCAACTGAATTGCCTCCCCCTCCTCCACCACCAGCATATGTTATTGGAGTTCCAGAAGTAGATGAGGCCAATCCAATTCCTCCACTTCCA